GTTTCTTCAGATTATTCACGCTTAATTTCCGATTTTTATAATTATGCAAGACTTAATCCTTTGGATCTACAAGTTCGTAATTTTGAAAATAATTATCTAGATTTTCGTCGTAATAGACTCTATGTGAATCCTGTGAAGGTTGATCGAATTGTATATATGCTTTCATTACTTCATTTGTATGGTTCTGAAGGCATAGAGGTTGCTTGCTCGAAAGAGCTGGACTCTAGATTTCTTGTTGAAAATATTCCTGTAGATTTATTTTCAGCACACTTAGGTGGAATACAATTTGAGAAAATGGAAAATGTTAATAGATATGATCTTTTTAAATATTTCTTTACTGATAAACAATTGTCTTTACTTAAATCTTGTAGTTCCTTGATAGGTATTTCTATGGGTCTCATTTCATTGATTCCTTTATACAAATTGACTATGAAATTTACAGGAAATTCACCTATCTTGCCCAATGAAGCGCAATCACATCCACCATTAAGGCAGAAACTTAAATTTAAAAATGATAACCCCAATAATGTTGTTGCTCAAATGGGTAACGCTCATGATCCTAATGGAGATAATCAAATATCATCTATTTTAAAAAGAAATTTTTATAATTTATGGTATAAGAGAGAAACAACTGATGAGTTGACTAATATGGGAGGTGTTTTAGCATTGGTTGGAGATGTAGTTATTATGCCTTTACATTTTGTTAATACATTTCAAGTAGCGGTCAAATCAGACCATGATAGAATGTCAGAGAATTCCGAGATAGTTTTCTATAAATTTCAGGGAACTCATTTTTTGCCTCACACTTACTTAACTGTTAAAGATTTAGTTACTAATGTTTATTGTAATGATAAGATGGTTAAAGAAGATCTTGTTATAGTTCATCTTAAGAACCCTAAATTTTTACAACATAAGAATATTCTTTCATTTTTGCCTACCGAAAATATTCTGAAAAAGTTACCAAGAAAAATACCTTTTGCATTAAATCTTACTGCCAATTCTATGTTTGCTAGACATACAGGAATTGCTGAAATTAATAATGATGTTCTCATTACTTCAGATATATTTGAAAATTATACTTTAAGTAAAGTTTTTTCTTATGTTTGCAGTACTGCGAATGGAGATTGTGGAGCCATATTCACTGTGACTGATCCTACTTTACAAGCTAAAATATTTGGAATGCACGTAGCCGGTAGGTTATTATCTAGCCATGGATTCTCTAGTATTTTTGTTAAAGAAGAAATAGAATCTGTGCTATCTAAAATTCCATTTATCAATGATGTTTGTCCTCAATTTAATGGAGATCCCTCTTTTAATATTCCTTCATCAATGGAATTTTTGGGTAATGTGAATAAAGGCATCTTTAATAATTTTAAAAGTAGAATTATTAAAAGTGAGATTTATGATAGGATAAAATGTGATGAATATGCCCCAGCTGTTTTATCTCATAAAGCTTTTGATACTGCTTTATGGAAGTATAATTCTATTCCTATCTCTCTTCCTTTTTCAACTATAGATCTTATTATGAGTAGTGTCTTTGATAATTTATCAAATTCCTCTAATAAACCTAGTTTTAAATCTATATTGACATTTGAAGAATCTGTTTTTGGTATTCAAGGAACTGAAATTGGTCCTATTAGTAGAACTACGAGTCCGGGATATCCTTATATTCATCAGGTAAAAGGATTCCCTACTGCTAAGTCTAAGTGGTTTGGAGTAGGTGAAAATTTTTATATTACTGATGAAGGTAATAAACTTAAAGAATCAATAGAATTATCTATACTATCTCTATCTAAATTGCAGAGGGAACGTTTTATCTTTAATGATAATTTAAAAGATGAAACTCGTCCCTTAGAAAAAGTTCTAATGAGTAAGACAAGGTTGTTTTCTGGAGTTGATCTAAAGTATTTTCTGCTGGTAAGGATGTATTTTGGTTCATTTGTTAATTGGTTAATAGAAAATAAAATAAGTAATTCAGTAGCTGTTGGAATAAACCCCTACAGTACAGACTGGAATTTTATAGTTTTTAAATTCTCAAATATGACTTCCAAAACTCAAGATAATTTTACTGCTGGAGATTTTTCTGGGTTCGATACTAGTGGAAAAAGAGAGGTCTATATTTCTATGCTG